TTTAATAAATAATTTAATAAATAATTTAATAAATAATTTAATAAATAATTTAATAAATAATTTAATAAATAATTTAATAAATAATTTAATAAATAATTTAATAAATAATTTAATAAATAATTTATTTTATTTTTATATTAAAATAATTAATAAAAAAAAGTTAAAAATAATATTAATTATTTAGGTAAATACTTATCACTTAAACTATCAAAACTTTCACGTAATTTAGCAACATTAATAGTATCAGACATAGAACTATAACTAGAAGTAAATGTCTGTTTATCGTATTTTTTATAATTATCAATTAGGTCTGAATACATTTTATGATTTTTAATAAATTGCTTTATCATAATCTCATGAAACTCTTCAAAACCAGGTAAAGGTTTATGTAATACTTCTAAAATTGCTAATTTTAAAACATACCATCCAACCAATATATTATAATTAACATTACGAGAGTCATCACTTTCTATGAGTTCATAACTTGGTTCTTGTCGCAAAGGATGTTCTAATAAAAGAGATTGAATTGAAAGCACTACACTTTTAGTATTCATCATAGCAGTCCAACTTGGACCAGCCCACGTTCCTAAAATAGACAAACATACTTTTCCACAAGAATATAAATTAGGATTAAATCTAACGTGTTTGTATTGATTCATAAATATTGCTTTTGGTGAACTAAATGGATAATTATTCTGAAATTCTAAATTTATAAAGAAGAAACAACCTTGATATGGAGTTCCTTCTCGGCCAATAATCATTGCTTTAACATTTTTAATATTGTCTTCATTAAACTTAAGATATAAACCTAAATCATTGTTATATTCTTCAATGAGTTCTTCATACATTTTCCATTCTCTTGTTAATTTTTTAATAGTAAGTGGAGTAGTCATTTTGATATTTCAAACAACAAAGATAAAACTATAAAAATATATTTTTTTAAATAAAATAAGTATAAACTTATTGATAACTATGTATATAATATTAAATATTAAAAATATTAAAATCAATTTTTTATAATTTTTTATAATTTTTTATAAAATTAAAAACGTTTTCCAGATCCATTAGTTCCAACACCACCACTATTATCTACTAAATCAAACAACCATTTAGTTTCACTCTCCCAGTCTCTACTACCATTGGTAGGATTTTGATAAGGTTGAGGCATTCTTTTCATTGGACTATTATTAACACCAATTTTTAAGTCTGTTTGTTTTTCAATATAATTAATACCATTATTATCCCAGCATCTACTTTGTCTTCTTGATGGAAAAAGAGCTTGAGGATTTTGATATCCTGATAAACTTCCAACTGATAATTCATTAGGTTTTCTAATTTCTTTTTTATGATTAGATAAAATACCATATTCAAGTATAGAATCAGTAAATCCCATAACATTATATTTATCTTTTAATAAATTATCATCAGTTAATATAAGTTCTGGAGCAGGATAATCCATAAATGTTTTATCAGGGTTTTTATTTGCATTACCAAGATTAATATGTTCTACTTCTACATCTTTTGTTTTAAAATTAATTGTAAATATAATAATAAAGCGTCTTGTAATGAATGTTTTCATATCCGCAGCAAAAAAGTCAGCAGTAAAACGTGTAGTTACTTTATTAATTTTTTCTTGGTCTAATCTATCATAACCATTAACAACATAAAACATATTTGTTTGTTTATTAACCATATTCATAATTTTAGTTAACACATTTGTAACAATAGCTTTAGTTGGAGTATCAATAGTCCAGGGCGCATCACTATGATTTGTTAATCCAGAATAATTATAATTAAAAAATTTTTCTTTTGTATCTTTTTCACTATAACATAGTATAATTAGTATAATTATTGCTATAATCGTTAAACAATAAAGAGGTATCATTTTAAATTATATCTTTATTTTATATATATTTATTTTTTATTTTTTAATATACTATTAATATATTTATTTTTTTATTTTTAATATACTATTAATATATTTATATATTTTATATATTATTAAGATTTTTTATTTTACAATGATATAAATAAAATTGAATTTTATAAGTTAATATTATTATTTAAAAATTTAATAGATTAGTTATAATAATTAAATACACTATATAAATACACTATATAAATACACTATATAAATACACTATATAAAATGATAGTATTTAAATTATTATCATTTAACTTTATGTGTGATGATAAAACTTTAAATTGGGAGAAAAAAACATTAACTGTAAATTCTAATATTGATTTTTTATATTTGAATTTAACTTATTATCCAGAACAAACTTATAAATATAATATAGACTCTACTATAGACTCTAATATAGACTCTAATATAGACTCTAATATAAACTCTACAATTGAATCTACTATAAAATCTAAACTATTTATAAAAAAATATAAAATATTAAATGAATTAAGTTTAATTTCTAAATGTAATACATTTATAGAGTATTGGAAAGATACTATTAAAGAGTATAATAAAGCATTTAATATTGAATTTGATAAGTTAATACTAAATACTGATTATTCATTAGCACCATTATATATTACAGAAAATACAATATATATTGGTATTATTTTATTAAATACTAAAATAATAAATACTAATAATACAAATATACAATCATATAATTTTCTATCTGAAATAAAACCTTATCAATGTAAAAATAAGTTAAATTTAAATAAATATAATTTTATTAATGGTATTTTAAATAAAGAAAGTAATAAAAATAAACATAAAATTAATAATAATAATAATGATAATGATAAACAATTTGTTCTGGATACACAAAAAAAAATACCTTTACATACTATTTTACAAAATAGTATAAATTATATACCAAATTTAGAAATTATTAGAGTTAAAAAGAATTTTCAAAATCTTCTAAATCCATAACACTACCAACATCACTACCAGCATTACTTTCATTACAATTAGTGTTCATAGAAGTATTAGTATCATCATTTATAATAGGTTCTTCAATTTTAACATTATTACGTATTAAACTAATTGGTGTAGATGATGTATTTGTATTTGTAGTTATATTACCATTACAATTATCATTAGAATTAGTATTTATAGTAGTATTTTTTTTTAAACGATTTATAGGTGTAGAAAATTGTGCTGATGAGTTTAATTCATTTGATGGTGTAGCTATATGTTCTAAATCACTAAAATCTAAATCATCTAATGGGTCTGTATTATTTGCTCGATTTGTATCTATAAAATTATTACAATTATTATTTTCTGTATTTTTAAAATTTTCTTGTATTTGATTTTTATTTTTTCTATTATTTAATTTATTATTATTACTATTATTATTATTATTGTTATTTGTATCAGGTATTTGAGTCACTGTTAAATCATTTTTTCTATCTAACATTGTATTTATTTTATTTTTTAATAAATTAAAACTGACATTCATATTATTACTGTTTCCAGAACCATCATTAGAATTATTATTAAATATATCATTGTTTATAAATGAATTATAAATAGCATATGAAAATGAAATAATATCAAGAGTTAATAATGTCCAATAATAATTATTAATAATAGTAAGTATTGACACATCACAGTAATTTAATACCGCGTGTGTTAAAATATAAAGAATACTTCCATACAATACTGTTGAAAATAATCTATTTTCAACAATAAATGAAAATGAACTATTATACAATAAATAATAAAACATTTACAAAATTATTTTCTTAGGTTATTATTTTTTCATATAAAAAAATAAAATGTGAAACGTATAAACTATTTTTATTAATAATAAATAAAAATTAAAGTTTTTGAATAAAACTCTATAAAATTGTTTTTTATTAATTAACTTTAAAAAAATACTTAAAATTTTAAATTAGTGATAAATTTATATCATTGTTGATTATTTATAAAAGTTAAATAAGTACTCAAATGTTTGCAGGAAACAATTATAATGAGCGTCATATGTTTACTATTATACGAATAATTAAAGCTGATTCTCGGGAAAACTCAGCTTGCGAATATTTAGATTTATCAGATAATAATTTTGGTAATCAAAGTATAAATCAAATTATACCAGAAATGAATTTAACTTTAAATTCATTAAAACGTTTAAGTTTATCTAATAATTTATTTACAGATTTATCTGAATTATTATATGAATTAGTATATAATCAAACGTTAACGAATTTAGATTTTTCTGGTAATAGATTTGGAGATGATACAGCTCAAGCTTTAGCTTCATTAATAAAAAATAATAATATTATTTCTGGAATATGGTGTCGTAATGGTAATATTAGTAAAGAATCATATGATGCTATTATTAAAGCTCTTGAAGAAAACATCACTCTTTATAGTTTTGATTGTTATTCATCAACTATGACAGAAGAACAGAGAGTTAAACTTAATACATTAATAATTAGAAATAGAGAAAACTTTCCATTACATCATTGGAGTCCGCATTTGTGTATATCTTTTACCTCTAATTCTGACTCTAATCAGTTAATTTTAACAACATTATTGTGTAATAGTGAATATAACTCTAAATTACCTATTCGAGTATGGACATATATATTTTCTTTCTGGATTAGAAAAATGTTTATGTATGCATATCGAAATGAGTATTGTTAATTTACAGTATTTTTATTACATTTTGTTTTTTTTATACCTTGTTTTGTATATCTTGTTTTGTATACCTTGTTTTTTATACCTTGTTTTTTATACCTTGTTTTTTTTATACCTTGTTTTTTTTTATACCTTGTTTTTTATTTGTTAATTATATATTTTGTTATTTTATTTATTAATTTAAAAAAAAACTACATTATAAATATATAAATTCAGTAATTATTTTATAATTAATTGATAATTGATAATTGATAATTGATAATTAATAATTAATTGATAATAAATAAAAATGTCAATACAACAAAAACAAACAGATAAAGAAAAAAATACAAACCAACCACAAAAAGTGGTTGAATTTTATATTGATACTGTAAAAGAATATAAAGAAAAATTTAAAAAAGATAAAATAACAGTTTTAATGCAAGTTGGTGAATTTTTTGAAATTTATGGATTAATTTATCCTGATGGTTCAAAAGTAGGTGACCTTTGGGAATTTTGTGAAAATGTAAATTTAAAAATTGCTGAAAAAAAACAAGAAGTATTTAAAAATCCCGATATTAAAGTCTATATGGGAGGGGTTCAAACACAATACGTTCAACCCTATATTCAAAAAGCAGTAGATAAATACGGATGGACTATTGCTATTTTCGAACAAGAACGTATTGGTAATTCAAATAAATTTGAACGTATTGAAAAAGCAGTAATTAGTCCTGGTATTAATATAAATACAGAGTCTTATTCTAACGTATCAATGATTATTTTTATAGAGCAAATAACTACCTATTACAAACCAAATAAATTAAACCCTAATCAAGTTAATATAGGTGTCAGTTATGTTGATTGTATTACAGGAGAAAATGGAATTATGGCTATTAATAATACACCATCTACTGATATTTCTATACCTTTTGATGAATTATTAAAAATATTAACAATAAAAAATCCGAAAGAATTAACCCTATATATACAAAATTATGATAGTTTAAATGATGATACTATTATAAATGCTTTACATTTATTTAATTATCAATATACAATTAATCGTGACATTATTAATGAAGACTATTGTAATTTAAATTATCAAAATATGATATTTACAAGAGTTTATAATAAATTTCAAGGTATTATGGATATTACACAACAATTAGATATTGAAGGGGCAGAACATCATTATTCTCGTATCACATTAACGTTACTTTTAGATTTTATTTTAAAACATGATAAGAGTATTATTGAAAAATTAGATAAGCCAGAAATCATTTTAAATAGTGATAAATATTTAATGTTAGCTAATAATTCATTAGAACAATTAGATATTATAGATAATATGAGAGGTGATTCTAATTCTAACATAAATCATAAACGTATTAGTCTTTTAGAATTATTAGACAATACTAAAACTCCTATTGGTAAAAATTTATTTAGAACTCAACTGTCAACACCTATTACTGATGCTGTAGAATTAGAAAAACGTTATACATTAATTGGAGAATTGGAAACACTACATAATAATTATATGAAAAAAAATATGGTTTCAGCTATGAATGATAAATATGGTTCTCCTTTATATCAATTAAGACAACATTTAACTGGTATTAAAAATATCAATAATTATTTAAGAAAAATGATAACACATAATATTAACCCAAACGATATAAGCAATTATATGGATTCACTAAATAAATGTATTAATGTCTATGAATTTTTACATAGTAGTATAAATAATACAAACACAAACACAAACACAAACACAAACACAAATATAAAAATTTTAAATCAAATAATACCTGAAACAAGTTCATTTCAATCATTAGTAGAAATTTATCATCTTTTTAAAGATAATATAATATTAGAACATTTAAATAGTAATGTTTGGAATGGAATTGAAAATAATCCTTTTGAAAAAGGTGTATCAAAAGTATTAGATGATTTACAAGAAGAAATTGATTGTGATAGACTTTTACTTGATAATATAATAAATGAATTATCAATAATAATAGACCCTAATTTTATTAAAGATACATCTAAAGTAAATATATGTATTGGTGATAATGTATCAAAAGGTATTTATATTTATACTATAAAAACTAAAAAAGATATATTAGAAAATTATTTTGTAAAACAAAATAAAAAAGTAAAAATAGGTAAATATACAATTACTAATAAAGATATTAAATTTACACAATTAAAAGAAAATAAATGGGAAATTGACATTATACAATTAAAAAGCAGTAATGGAACTTTAAAAGTAAATATTGAAAAAATAGGCAAATTAGTTAAAGGAGAAATGGTAAAATGGATACATAATACGATTATTAATAATAATACTAATACAAATAATATCAATCATGATAATGCTAATGTTAATGATGATAATAATAACAATAATACCAATGATAATAAAAAAATTAATACTTTATTAGAATTTTCAAAATTTATAGCTACGATTGATGTTCTTCAGTCAAATGTTTTAAATGTCATTGATAAAGGTTATGTTTCGCCAAAAATAGATATAAGTCATTCACATAGTTTTGTAAAAGCTGATAAAATAAGACATCCTATTATAGAACATATTTCTAAAAATACTAAATATGTTCCTAATGATATAGTAATGGGTAAAGATGGTATAGATGGTATGTTATTATTTGGTGTAAATGCGGTTGGTAAAAGTAGTTTAATGAAATCAATTGGTATTAATATTATAATGGCACAAGCAGGTATGTATGTAGCATCAAGTGAGTTTATATATAAACCTTATAAATATTTATTTACAAGAATACGTAGTAATGATAATATATACGCTGGTTTAAGTTCATTTGAAGTCGAAATGAAAGAGTTTAAAGTTATTTTAAAATATGCTAATGAAGATTCAATTATTTTAGGAGATGAATTATGTAGTGGAACTGAAACACAAGATGCCACCGCATTAGTAGCTTCTGGTGTTCGCACATTAGCAAAAAGAAAAAGTAGTTTTATATTTGCTACACATTTGCATTTTTTAGCAGATATGTCTTATATTAAAGAACTTAATAATGTAAAATTATTTCATTTATTAGTAGAAAGAGATAAAACAAATCATTCAAAACTAATTTATAGTAGAAAACTACAACCTGGTAATGGTCCAAAATCATATGGTATTTTAGTATGCGAAACAATGGAATTAGATAATGATTTTATTACTAAAGCTAAAGAAATAAGAGAAAGTATGAATACTAAAAGTAAAATGAATCAAAATTATATTAATAATAGTAATGACAACAATAGTAATGACATCAATAGTAATGACAATAATAGTTATAATACTTATATTGATAATAATATTAGTATAGGTTCAAAATATAACATTAATAAAATTATATCTACTTGTGAAATATGTAAAAATATGAATGCTTGTGACGTTCATCATATAAATCAACAATGTGATGCTAATGAAAACAATATAATTTATGATAATGAAAACGGTATTTTCAATAAAAATAAATTATGGAATTTAATTTCATTATGTAAAGAATGTCATCAAAATGTTCATAGTTCTCCTCCAAAAATAGTAATAGAAGGGTATATTAAAACATCATCTGGTATTGAATTAAAATATGAACTAAATAAACATAATAATGATATAACTAATAATGATATAACTAATAATGATTTAATTACAGATATAAATGATAATATTTTAGAAGATAATAAAAAAGATAAAAAAGATAAAAAAGATAAAAAAGATAAAAAAGACCAAACTATAAATAATAAAATAGAAAGTAATGAAATTAATAAATTAGTTATTGAAATGAAAAATAGCGGATTAAGTCCTAAAAAAATACAATATGATTTAAAAAGAAATTATAATTATGAAATGACACAACAATTAATTAGAAATTTATAAAAAAAATATAATATATTATAATATATTATAGTATAATATATTATAATATTAACATAAATAACTATAAAAATATAAAATAGTGTAAATGAAAAAACATACTTTAAAAAAAAATAATTTTTTATTTGATAAAAAAAAATCAAAAACATTTGACATTTATAATGATAGAAATCCAAAAGATACTATACATATAAATTATAAAACATTAGAGGAAGTTAAAAATACAATTCACAAATTAGAAAAATTATATAAATTAGGTAAATATGAACATAAAAGAATATCTCAAATTGGTATGATATTAAAAGTCAGATTAGAAATTTTAAATAAATATAAACATACAAAATATAAACATAGTGAACATATTTATAAAAGATATATATTAGCAAAAAAATATTTTAATTTTTTAAAAGAACGAACGAAAAAAAAAACATTTGATGAAAGGAAAAATATGATTTTTAATAATATCTAAATTTATTTTTATTTTTAATTTTTAATTTTTAATTAATACCATGAGTCACTTTATATGAAAAACTATTTTTATTAATAGTTGCATTATCTATTTTATTTTGTAAATTTTCTTTTATTTCATTATTATTAAGTTTTGATAATAAATAATTTTGAGAATTTAAAAGTCTTTTTACATTATTAAGTTCTAATAATAATTTTTTTTCTTCTTTTTTTAAATTTTCAATAATAATTACAATAGAGTCATTAATATATTGTTTTTCTGTTGTTTCTACAACAATATTCGTAATAGGGTTTTCAACAGGGTTTTCAACAGGTGTTTCAACAGGGTTTTCAACAGGTGTTTCAACAGGTGTTTCATCAGGTTTTTCAACAGGTGTTTCAACAGGGTTTTCAACAGGTGTTTCAATATGAAAGTTTTTTTGTTTCTCATATTGTAAATTACCATATTTTTTATTAATAATTGAAACAAATTCCATCATTTTTTTATATACATATGTAAGAGAAGAACCTTTAATTGTTGATACAATTAGACTTAAATGTTCATTCTCAAGTTGGTCTTTAAACGTTTCAAGGTTTATTGTAATGATTGTATCTGGCATTATTTCTCTAAAACATTGAATAATAGAATCAATATTAATTTTCATATCATTATGTAAAATTTCATTATCGGTAAAAACAAGTTTTATATATACAATACGATTTATGTGTGATACTGTATTGAGTTTAGCAGTATGAAAGACACCATTGTCAATATTATGTAAATTAGTTTTTAAATTAATAGCATAAAATAAATTTTGTTCTTTATTAATTTCTTTTGTATTAATTTTAACATTATTAAATGAACTAATTTTAGATATTAATATATCTTTCATTTCTTCTTGACTTAATATTTTAGTTTCTTTTTTTTCATAACTTACATCATTATTTACATTATTATTTACATCATTATTTTTGTGATCTTTATATTTATTTAATGTATTGTTTAATTTAATATCATTTCTTAGTTTTAATTTAAAATTATTTTTTTTTTTATTCTCTACAAGTTGGAATGTATCATCATTACTATCGTCCATTTTATTTAAATTATAAATTTATTTAATTTATATTAATATAAATTTAA